TGTATATCACCTGTAGCTAGCGTCCATGCTTCTAACGGATCATAACCGTAAGGCTCTGCAAAACGTTCTAGTACACCAGCATTAAGTGAAAGTTTATTATTTATTTTATGTCTGTATCTTTGTGATGCTTCAAAATACTCTATATCAGCAAACCCGTCTTGTACGTACTCTGTTTTAAATATCCATTTAGGTGCCACATACCTTAAAAAATGGTTTTGATCTAAATAATCTACACCTTCTTGTCTTTTAATATCTGCTTCAAATAAAAACTCAAAACCCTTTACTTTACCTATAGTAGCTGCATCAGAAAAAGATGACTCAGTACCATCATAAAAAGTATTAGCTCTGTTTTCATAACCAAAACGTGCTATTTTTCTAACACCAAAGGTAAAGTTGTAATCAAAAGGCGTTTTAATAGTTTGTGTTTGTAAGCCGTTAGTAACAGAAAAAATATCTACATCTGATATAGATGTACCACCGTTAGCTGCTACATAAAACGTAGAGAACTTAAAAGTTTTCTTTAAAAAATCTTGGCCGTATGCCAAGTTTGATACTAATAAAAATAGTATAATTAATCGTGATAATAACATAAGCCTGATTTATTTTTAGTTTTCATTTTACATTGTTTTCCATCGGATTTTATTTTTTTACACTGTACTTCTTTAGTTCCTTGTTCTACTTTTTGATGTATAGTACAATACTTACCTTCACCGACGACAGGTAAACCGCATCTTTGACCGCTAGAACTCATAGCTATACAGGTAACCTTTTTGCCTTCTTCTTTTTCTTTAGTTTGTTTTTCTAAATTTATAGCTTCTTGCTCTTTTGCTTTTTCAGCTTTTTCTATTAGCTTTTGTTCAATTTTAAATTCTTTCTTTTCTTTTTTTATTTTTTCTTTTATTTCCTGTACTTCTTCGCTTTCAGCGCCAACATCCCACTTAGACCAACCCATTAGTAAAGCTATTCTTTGCCAGTTTTGATTTCTATCATCAGCAGCTTCTCTTATATTATCTAATTTCATAACCATTCTAGCTACTGGTACATTTGTTGTAGCTTCTATAACATTACCTATAGCTAAATTAGCTGGATTATCTAAACTTAATCCCATTGCTGGTATAACATCTTTATTGTACTTGTAAGTTTGTGTAGCACTATATAATTTTCTAAGTTTAGAACCTAATACTGGAGAATAACCAGTTAATTGCAATATTGTTTTAGTGTGATCACCTTTGTATCCTTTTTCTTCTTGTTTATCAAATTCTAATGCAGTGTTTTTAACAGCAGACAATAAAGCTCCAGGCGTACCTAAGCCTCTTAGTTGGCCATCAGCAACCGTATTTATTACTCTTTCCATTCTGTTGTTAAAGTCTTCATCATCTAAATCTTCTTCTTCGTCTAAACCAAAAGAAAACATAGCGTTTTGTAAACCAGCAAATAAAACAGATTGCGCAAAACCGTAATAAGCTATTTTAGACATGTTTGCTTTAAAATCTCCTCTACCATTTATAATATCTCTAGCCGCTTTTTCTTGTATTCTCATATACTGCATAGGTGTATTAGCCCAAGCTAATATAGTTCTACCTAGTGGAGAAGCTTGTTGTTGTGATATTAAATCAGCTCTAGAAGACTGCTGCGCTTTTTCTGTTGTTTCTTGAAAATCTAACCAAGCCTTCTTTCTTGATTCACCAAAAGAATAACCAAGTTTTTCATACATATTTATTCTATTCCTGTAATAAGTAGCACCACCTGCTGCAATAGCAAAACTATCAGCAACTTGAGTTGGTGTAAAACCTAACTTAATTAACTTAGCTGTCATAGCTTTTGCTTTATTTTTTGATCCAGCAACAGCAGCGGCTAGTTCAGCTTCTTGTACGTTATATTTTAAACCAGCCCTTCTTTGTTTTAACATAGGTGAATTCCATATATAAGTATAGTCTTTTATAAATTGTCTCGTGTTTGCAAAAGCTTTAGCAGCGGCGATAGGATTGTTTTCTCTAAGGTTGACATAGTTTGTAGCAGATATTGTTTGTAACGCTGCAGATCTCATATTTAAAAACATAGTAGCACCAACAGAACCATTAATGAAATTCATGTGCATGTTAACTAGTCTGTTGCTACCTGTAGGTCTATTAGAACCCGTTTCCATTCTGTAAAGCATATCTTCTAAAGACTCTCTAAATTTACTACCTTCTGAAACTTCTATTTTATTTAAATTTTCTTTAGAAAATATTATATCTTTATTCTCTATCCACTCAGATAAATATTTTTTTCTACCTACAAATTGTGTAAGTTTTTGCACATCTGACAATATAGTTTCTCCTATCCAATGTTGTCCTGGTTCAACGTACTTGTTTCTTGTCATTTTTTGTAAACCATTAGTAAAAGCAAGTAGCTCCGGATTACTTATTACGCTATTTACTAATTCTTTTACTTCTTTTTTTGATATATCTGGAATTTTAAATCCAGCGTCGTTCCATATTTTTACTCTTACAGCTTGATCATAAGTAAAAACAGAGTTAGGTATTTTTTTGTTTAATCTCTTTTTAACAGTTGGAAGTTCTTTAGATAACTTTTTAAAATCTTCAGTAGCTCTTTGTTTTACATGGTTCATTTCATTTATACCTTTAGCAAAAGGCATAACCATGTTGTCTTCAAAAAACTTTAATTGTGCTTCACCTTTTTTACCTTTACCAGCAAAGTTTTGCATCATACCCATAAAATCTTGAGCACCTGGAACTATAATAGATCTTGACCATTTGTTTTTACCTAGCATTTTAGCTTTAGCTCCAGAAAAAACTTCTTCAGCTCTAATACCTCTTGTGTCTTCTATTATCTTATTAAAGTCTTTGTTTAAATCTTTAGCAGACAAAGCTTGTTGTACTTTAGATTTAACATCTAGTTGATCTAATACATTTTTAACAGCTTTAACATTTTTTATAGCATCATCAGCAAAATAAAAATCATTGTAACCTTCTGCAAATTTTTCAGTCATCCATAATGCTTTCGCGTCAGCTGTTGAATTAGCTAAACCTGTTATATTTTCTAAAGGTATATCTAGACCTTGTGATTTTAAAAATTCTTTTATAGCTGGAGCTGCTTCCGCTGGTCTTGCTGTTAATATAAAATTATCTTTAACTCCAAACTTTTTTATTCTTTTTACTAACTCACCAAACAAAGGTCCTTTTTCACCTTCAACAACTTTATTAAACTCTGAAAAATCAAACTTATATCCTTGTTCAGCTAATTGAACATACTTATCTGCATACTCTTTAGGCGTTAAACTGCCTTTCTTACCATCGGGTGTTGTAAATAAAACTTTTGATTTGCTTTTAGCTATAGTGTCATCAAAATCCCAAACACTAATACCTCGTTTTTCTTTTTTCTTTTTTCTACCATTTTCTATAGCCTTATCTACGTTTTCTAAAATTTCTTGTTTTCTATTTGTAGACAAGTTTTTAGTAGCAGCACTAAATGGAGTGCGTTTGTCTATGTTTTCAATATTCTTTCTATTGTTGTTAGCTATTTTAAGCTCAAGAGAAAGTGAATTAAATTCTCCTTTTTTACCAACTTCGCTTAATAAAGCATCAACTTGTTTTTTAGTATAGTTTCTTATTATGCTTTCTCCTATAGTTCTAGGTGTTTTACTTTTTAAATCTATTTGCTCAAAAGCCATACCTGGTCTATACATTATGTTTAATATAGAAGAAACTTCACCTATTTTTTTATTTTTAAACAACGGTAATAATCCAGCTGGGCCTCCATAAATAGATGAATCATAAATTAATTGATCTTGTTTTTTAGTTAAAGATTGTTCAAAATCCCTACTTAACAACTTTAATTGTTTATTAAATTCTTTTTTACTGTTTTTAGTACTAAATACTATATCAAAAAAAGTATTATTATGATTTTGTAATTGAAGTTGATGCTCCCCCCAAAACTGTGTTCCAAGGTAATTTTTAGCACTAGGGTCTTTACCCACCGGAATACCAGCTTCATTAGATATAGAGGTAACTGTAGCTGTACCTTTTATTAAACCATTAGATATATTTGTATGCTTTCTTAAATATCTAAAACCAGCTCTAAGAGCTTGCTCAGGAGTTAATCCATATTTTTTAGAATTTACTATTATATCTCTAACGTTACTTAATTCAAACTCTCTTAGTTTTGCGTTATTTTCAAGTACTTTTTCAAATGAAGAGCTTTTACCCGTAAATAATCTTCTACCTTCAGCGTGTCTTAGTTCTAATTTATTAGGTAAGTTTTTAGTTTTTTCAACAAACTTAGCATATTTAGTTTTTACCGCACCCATATCGTTAATTATATTAACTTCTTTAGGATCATAAGGCATTTTTTTATTAGAACCTTCAAATTTTCCACTAAAGTGATACTCAAAATAACCCTCTGGTGTTGAGTTTTTTTCTGGTAAATTTTTTCTTTTAAATTTTTTCTCTATTGGATCCCAATACTTTGTTTTGCCTTGACCGTAATTAGACATAAAAGCCGTTTTGTTTGTTATTAAAACATCTTTATTATGTTTATTTGATAAAATTAATTCAACTTTATTTTGTAAAGCAACTTCCGCGGGATCTTTCATCCATTCGCCTTCTAACTTTTCGTTTTCATTAAGTTTTTGTATAGCTTTATTTTTCTTATATTTTTCTTTTAATTTTAAAACTCCTCCTTTAAATCCAGTAGACTCTGTTAGTGACATGTCAGATTTAACTTCTCCCGCCGCTACCATTAATTTTTCTTGTACAGATAAATCTTTTGTCACGCCTAAGGTTTCTCTTTTTATTTGTTCTTGTAAACGAGCAAGAGAATTTTTAAATTTATTTATTTCTGATGTAGGAAACTTATTATACTGTTTTTCACTTAACAACCCGTATATGTCATCTGGATTATTTTTAAATCCAGGTCTTTTAGATATATCTAAAGTTATTTGCTTACCTAAATCTTTACCAGCAAGATTACTAGACTTACCAGATGCTATTCTATTAAGCACGGTTTGAACATTTGTTCTAAAAACTAAACTTGGATTTTCTTTTATAACCTGTCTAACAACTTGATTTGTTATAGCTTGGTTTGTAACGTCCATTAAACGTGGTAGTAATGACGTTTTAGTATTTCTACCCATAGCGGATATATCTACGTTACCATTAGCGTCTATTTTTGTTTCAAGTAGTTTTAAAAATTGATCTTTGTTTAATTTATTTTTTTCTTGAATAAACAAACCAGCTGGATCACCTGTTTCACGTTGTGTAACTCGTTCTGAGGTTTTTGTGTAAAACTTAGCTAATATGCTATTTGGTATACCAGTAGCTTTACCTGTTACACTAGAAAACCCTTGTGGCATAGCGTCATAAATAGTTTTAAAATTATCTGACACAAATTGCATTTTTTCTTTATTTGTTTTACCAAAAATACTCATATCAAATAACTTTGGCGTACTTTTGTAATCTAGTTTTTCAACATCTACTTTTTTAATATAATTTTTAGCTTTTTTAACAATGTTGTCAGTTGATTTTTTATCAACAGGTAAATCATATAATAAATAAGAACCTTTTTTACCACCTGGAGCTTGTTCTACTTCAACGGTTTGTTCAGCTACTATTTCTTTAGTTAAATTATCAATAGAAGTAGTTTGAATTTTATTGTCTAAACGAACATCTAAACCTCCTTTTCCTAAAATATTACCTGTTCTAAACGGTAACGTTTGTTTTAAATAAGCGCCAAAAGGAGTACCTGTGTTGGGGTTATAACTTCTTATTATTTTTAACAACTCGTTGTTTTCAACATAATTTTTAAACTCTGCTTTTGTTAAATCAGAACCAGTTACATCTTTGTAGGTTTTATTTATATAATCATTAAGTATACCAGCGTTGTTTTCTTTAAGTGTTGTAAACTGTCTTGAAGCGTCTTTACCTTGCTCTTCACGGTTTTTGTATTCTGTTATAGCTTCTAAGTTTGTTTCAGATGTTTGTATGTTTTTGTTTAATTTTTGTATTTTCTTTACATTGGCGTCTATTTTTGCTTGATCTCCTCCAGTTCTATATAGCTCTTTATTAGCCTCTACTAACTCTGCTTTTTGTTGTTTTAAATCTTTACCACCTAAATCTTCAGCTATTTTTTTATTTTTGCTTTCTACAAACTCTATACCCAAAAAAGTAAATTCATCTAAGTCAGCTAATCTAGCTGCTTTAGCGCCAAAACCTAAATCCATTCTAGCATCTTTAGTGAACCTACCTATCATATCAACAAAATCTTTAGCTGTTCTTATTTTTGGTTTAAAACCTAAAGATTCCTCCATCATACTAAGCATCTCTTGTTTTGCTTCTTTAAAAAACGTAGAAGCAGTTTGTTGGTAGTAAATTTTAGGATCCATAAGTAATTCATACATGTAAGCTAAAAATTCTCTGTTAGCTACAGTAGGATCTTTTTCAATTTCTTTTTTATAATGTGTTTCTATAAACTCTCCTAACGGTGTGCCATCGTACGCTTCAAAATTAAAGTCTTTAAACAAAGTTGACATTTTTTTAGTAAACACCGCTTCGGCCTCTGGGTTTCTTTTAAAATAAGACTCCATACCAACATGACTCATCTCGTGTATAAGCCTTTCTGGCGTAAATTTACTTTTCAAAAAAAGTATAGTTCCAGCTTGACCAGGTGTTGTTTCTATATATTTAGCTAAAGCTCCTTCAGTAAGTCTAGGATCTTTTGCGTTTTCAGTAAATTCAACTTTAAATCCTTCAAAATTTTTATGAACAGATTTAACAATAGCATTATAAGGGTCTAAGTATTTTTTTTGTACATTAGATTCAAAGTTTTTATTATTGGGGTCTAAGTCTATGTTATTGGTTTCTATTTTAACCATTTGCTCTAAAGTGTTTTTAGCTTCATTTAAAGCATCATATCTTTGTTTTTCTTTTCCAGTTAAAGATTCATATCCTTTTGGCTTACCAGGTACCTTTTCAGGACCTGTTTCTCCTTTTACAATCTTAACGGTTTGTAGTAGCTTATTCATCTTACTATCTATTTCAGCTATAGCTTTGTATTTAGAGCCAGTAGACATAAAGTCTTTGGGTTTAACGTGCATACCTCCTACAATACCAAACACCATAGACTCTATAATTAAATCTTTAAATTTAAGATCGCCAAAGTAGTCTTCCATGGTAGCCATAAAATCTTTATCACCCTTTAAACCTTTTACACCTTCTGATACTACGGTAGAAAATTGAGATGCTGTGGCACCAACCGGGCCACCTTTTATAACTTTTTGAAAAATAGGATCAAATGCTTTAAATTTCTTTTTAAAACCTATACCAGAAGTAGCTTGGTTAAGACCGTAAAAAGAGGCACCAACGCCAGGATCAAAATCAGCTGCAAACATTTTTCCTTCTTCTATCATAGCTAATATAGCATGATATTTTGCTTTCTGCCATCCACCAGCTTTTTTCATTTTAGATAACATACCAGCGAATTTAGTAGCTGTCATTGTATAACCTGTTGCCGCAGAGTAAACTCCTAACTCTACCAACATAGGCATAAAATGACCAACACCCTCGCCAACTTCTTCTGAAAACAATTTTTCTATAGCTTTAGATTGATCTTCAGTAAAACCAAGTTCATCAACTTCTCCTGCCGCTATTTCATCTTTTAATATTTTGTTATGTTGAACAACCATGTTCTGAAATCCATCTAATAAAACAGCTTCTGTACCGCCTTTTGAAATCATTTGATCAGCTTCATAAGCGCTTACATCTGTAAAGTGTGTTAATATACCTTTAACAGTTTCTCTAGCAAGAGAACCGCCAAACCCACCATAGTCAAAAGTAGCAGGATCATTGTTAACGTAAGTAGTGTTAAATAATATATCAATTTCTCCTTTTGTTCTATAGATAGCGTCTTCATAATTTAATAACTTAGCAACATCGTCTTTACTTATATAATCTTTTTGTTTTCCAAATATACCTATATCACTAATACCTTTAAAATCTCTACCATCATAACCTAAATCAAATAAAGTTTTTAAAGGAACATCTATGCTATTTTCTTCTTTTCCTTTTTCTAAATCATAACCTTTTTCTTTTAACTTAGAAAACAAACTTGAATTTTGTGCTTCTGATGTATTAAACTTAAGATTAACTGTTTGTTTTTCTCCAGCAACATACAATTGTTGTAAGTTGTAAGCTTTAGATTTCATAACTAAATCGTGAGCTTCAAAATCAGTTAACCCCGGATTAAGCTCTCTATATGCTTCTATATCTGATTTTTTATTTGCTTCGTAATCTTTTTTAGCTTTATTTATTTTTTGTTGACGATACTTAGTTGTTTCATTATCCATGTAAGCACTAGCTAACTTAGGATCTACTATATCCACACTACCTGAGGTGCTGCCATCTGCTGACAACCCGTATGTTGTTGCTAGTTTTGTTAAATCGTTTTTATGCTTAGCTATTTCAGTTTTTAATCTTTTAGCTTCGTTTTCGTCTATACCTTCTTTATTTAACTGTCTTTGTTTTTCTCTAATTTGAGTGTTTAAAAACAATTTCTTTTTTTGTTTTTCAGGTAATTTTTTTATTTGATCACTAACAACCGTGTTGTAATACAAAGGATCTAGATTTTTTGCTCCTTCTAGGTTTTTAACATTATCTTGTTTTTGATATTCTGTAACAGCTGCGTCTAAAGAATTTGAAAATATACCTTTACCGCCCTTGTTTATTAGATTATTAAAATCTCTTTTTTGTAATCCAGGATATTTTTCGTTTAAAGTAAGCCAAACCCTGTCATGTAAAGGCTGTAACTGTTTTTCATACTTTAATTGATCTCTAGAATAACTTATTATGGTTTCTAAATCATCAGACATGTAGTTGTCGAATTCTTGTTTATATAAAAAACTAGCATCAGATATCATACCTATCATGTCGGTTTCATTTGCTTGTTTTGTTTTAGGTATATTAACAGTTTGTCCACCAATAGGTGAGGTTACGGTTTCAACTTCGCCGGTATTTAAAGTTGGATATTTTCCTGGTTTAAATCCAGTTTTAAGTTTTATTTCTTGTTGATTTTTTAAAAGTTGTATTTCTTTTTCTCTTTTTTCTAAAGACTTTTCTATTTCTATTTTTTTGTCTGGATCTATTTCTTCTCCTAACATAAGGTTAATTCTAGCGTCATCTGTAGGTTTTTCTATAATAGTTGGCTGTATTATATTCATACTCCTAGTAGAAACGGTATTATTATTTACCCCTTCTATTACTTTTTTAATAATCTTCTCTTTGTCTTTAAGAGAAGGATCATCTATCATACGTTGAATTATTTTTTTTAATCCTACAACCATATTTAATTTATTTATTATCTTGTATTCTAATTATGTCTTGCCAAAATCTTGGGTATAGGCGTTTTAAATCTTCTTTAGATAATTTGCCTTCTTTATATAATTTACCATCATCTTGCATCATTTGTTCTCTTTGAGGCCTTATTTGTGCATCTATATTAGGTGAACTCATATACATTTCTTTTCTATGTTCTTTGTTAAGTTCTTTAACTTTATCGTCATACTCTTCTTCAGATATTTCATCATTGTAATATAACTGATAAGCGTCATCACGTAATTTATTATATTTTTTGTTTATAGGTTCTTCTATTTCAATTACATTTATTTTAGCTTGGGCTGTTCTTAAACTGTCTGCAACAGGTTGACGTTTAGTAGATACACCTTCATCTGTAAACGGTAATGCAGATCTTGTTTCATCTCTTAAATTATCTACTGCTGCGTCTGGAGTAACTCCAACATCTTTAGCTACATCTTCCATTGCGCTATATTTTTCTATAAGTTCGTCAGCTGACATTTTTAATTTATCCTCTTTTGGGTTTTGTTCATCAAAATATTTTTTACCGCCCATGTGAGATTGTGCTACTTTTCTAGTAACGTAATCTGCTAATATATTAGGATCAGCTTTTATAATTTTTTCTCTATCATTACTGCTTAGCAAAGCTAGTTCATTTTCGTTTATAATACCATCGCCATTTAAATCTACACCTGTAGGATCTATACCTAAATTAGCGTAAGACAAGTTAGCGAACTCAGGGTGGTTTTTAGAAATATCTTCTAATGGCGTGGTACCTGTACCTGTTATATCGTTTTTAAGCAAAGCATCTATATCACCTTTGTCTACAAGTGCTTTAACACTACCAAAAACCTCATCTCTTCTAAAATCTTCACCTTGTTTACCAGCTTCTCTAACCGCCATAGCTAGTTTTCTTATGGCTGTTTTTTCTTTTTCAGGCGCTATAGCTTTAACGCCTAACTCATTTATTTCATCAATAGTCATAGGATTACCGTCTACAGATAAAGTTAATTTACCTTGCTCGTCAACAGTAGGCTCAACGTTATCACCTTGTATTGCTATTTGATTAAGTGCGTATTTTTGCTCAGGCGTAAGATGATCACCTATTAAACCGTCTCTATCTGCTTCTTCAATAGCTTGTATACCAGCTTTAAGCCCTTGAACACCAGCGTCTAAAGTTTGAGATGGCCTTAAGTCTTCATTTTCTAAAAAATTTTCTTTTAACGCGCTAACTTTTTCTTTTATTTTATTAAAAAAAGTGGTAGAAAACATACTTCCTTCACTTCTTCTTTCGTTAAACCCTTCTAATTTACCCATAGTTATTTATTTTTTTTCTTCTTCTCTTTGTTTTTGTAGTTGTTCGTAATATTCTCTTTCTTCATCAGATAAACCAGCTAATTCAATATCACTTTCCTGTTGTGCTTGCCCTAGTTGTTTTTTAGCCATAAAATGTTCTGCTAGTCCTGTTGCTGCTCCAATACCTTCTGTTACGCCTGACATCACTTGGTCTACTGCTGCCGCTCTTCTAGCTTCAGCTTGTTGCATTTCTGATTGTGCCATACCTAACAAACCTGTAACTTTAGATTTTTCCATTTCTCTAGACATAACTTCACCTTGTCTTTCCATACTTTGTAATCTAGAAGCTTCTGAAGCTTGTGCTTGTTGATTAGCTGATTCTTGACGTGCTATATCAGCAGAAGCTTTTTGAGCATCTAAAGCACCTTGATTAGCCATAGCTTGTGCTAAAGCCGCTATACCTGAACCACCAGCAGCGCCTTTCATTTGATCTAAAATATTTGCTTGCTGTTGCATTTGTTGTTGTTTTTGAAACTCAGCAGCTTGTTTGTTTACTGTTAAGTCTTCCATAGTGTTTTCCATGTTAGCATAAGGGTTACTTGTATCTAACCCAGCAAACATTTCTTTATTTCTTTCGTATTCTTTTTTAGCTTCAGCCGCTTCTGCTTTAGCGTCTTTAGCTTTTTTAACACCGTCTATTATTTTATACGCAGCGCTACCAGCACCTACTACTGCGCCTACTATTGCAAATGCCATATTTTATTTGTTTTTATTGTTAATATATTCTTCATATTCTTTAAAATTTTTAGAAACTATTTCGCTTTCTAATTCTTCTATGTTTTGTGTGTTTGTTGGATTTTTATGTATATTAATAAATATTGAATCTTCCATAGCGTAAATAACTCTTTTGCTACCTGGTGTAGCTAAAACGTAACAAGGAGCTATATATTCTTCTACAAGTTCTTCTGTTGCTACGGCTAAACGACCAGTTAATAAAAACCATACATGCAAATGATTATGTATAGCACCTATAACAGCTGATCCAGCTTTCATATCCATTTGTCTAACATAAATACCATCAGCAAATGTATGTTTTAACGGAAAGTTTACGCTATGTAATATAGTTTGACCATCGCCTTCTATATTAACGCCATCAGCCATAGAAATAAGATCGTCTTGTAATTTTTGTATTTCTTTTCTCTTACTTAAGGTAAGTTTATTTTTTTTCATTAAATTAAAGTGTTAGTGTTTATATAGTTACACTTTTTACACTTTATTTACTGCTATCAAACGTATCAACACCCACGCTAAACATTTCTGCTTCAGTTGTAGAGTTGTTTTTAAACTTAATGTCAGCATAATAACCTAATATACTACTTAAATTTGCTTTATTGTCTTTACTAAATAACACAAAGTAACTAGAGCCACTTATACTACCAGGTAAGCTAGTATTACACACTACGCTTGGCGTACTACTTGTTGGATTAGTTATAGTTGTTATTGTGCCTATTTCTTCTACATTGTTACTATTAACTGTAAAACCACCTGATGCGGTAGTGTTTACATAATAAGCTGTATCTCCTACTTGACAAGATACGTTTAGCGGTGCTGTAAATCCTAATGTTAATGTTGCCATAATTTATACTTTTACTACTTTAATAAAATCATCTAAATAAACACGTGCTTGTGCTGAAGCTCCTAACTCATTTACTCTTAAATAACCTTGAACAGAAACTTTACCATCTACAATATCTGCTTGTATATCAACAACTCTAACAGCCGGGTTATTGCTCTGGAAGGTTAAATACACGTCGTCACTTATTGTTTGAGCAGAACTTAACACAATAACCGTTGCGTTTGTCACAGAACTTACTGTAACTGTACCAGATATACCCGTACCAGTTACAAACATACCAGGCACAATACCTTTAGTTGAGTTTAGTGTAACACCTGTGCTACTACTAACAGCTCCGTTAACCTGTTGTAACAAAGAACTAAGGCCACCAACGTCAGCCGCTGTTGGTTGTCTTCCTTGTACGCCAGCATCAGCATCCGTGTAGTCTAAACTAAACACGGTTTTTCCAGGAAAAGCAGCTGGCACTTCAAGTGTAAAAGCTTTTAAATTAGGAACATTTTTTTCAAAACCAATTACAGTGTCATTAGCCACCGCTACAGCTTTACTTAAAGTTAAAGTTTTGCCTTGTATTTTAGTTATAGTAACACCGTGCGTACCTTGACCTAAACCAGTTAAAATCATGCCATCTGTTAAGTCTGATTCTTCTTCGTTTAAAGTTAGCGTTGTGCTAGAGGTGTTATTATTACCACCTTCAGCTGTAACTGATTTACCAACACTTTTACCATAAGGATGTCCTTTGGCTGTTTCTTTTTGAACAGGTAAACTTATTGTTACATTATCAATATCACCAAAAAGAGAACCTGCCGTGTTAGGTGTTACAGTTAAAGTATTAAACCCAAGTTGAGTTATAACAGCTTCATCTAAAGCATCAGGCACTACGCTTTGTAAGGTAGTTGTTCCAACAGCTGCTATTACTATGTGAAAAGCTTGAGTAGCACTTGTTGATGAATCAGCCGATAGATAAAGAGCTTGAAGCTGTATAAAATGATTAAAAAACCCGTTAGCGTTTATAGTTTGAGTTCCAGATACAGCTGAACCAGCTCCAAAAGTATCTGTAGAAAAATTATAATACTGTGATATAGTGCTATCAGTAGGGCTATTAGCTCGTGTTACTCTTATCGTGTATTGAGCACCAGGTGTGCCTTCTACTCTTATTGGAAACTGTTGCGCTAAATGTGTAGCTGTTGGTGCAAAAATAACATTTTTTATAGTATTAGTTAAAGCAGTGGTTGTTTGGTAAACTTTAAAATCCATAATTAATCTATGGTCTAGATCACACATGTCAGCTACTGGATCTGGATTAAGTGGTGGGTTTTGTGGTGGGTTATAATAAACTTCTGCTATTATACTTGTTATAAGGTTATTAGTATAACCATAACTCACGTTAACATTATAATTATTGCTATAATCAAAACCACTTGAGTTTAAATTAGCCATAGCTATATTTTGAGGCGAATAATGATATCCCGTTGCTGCTGTAAAAGTATATTTTGCTATTTTAGTAGAAACACTATCATTAACAACTCCACTGTGTTTTTTTATTCCAGGTGTAGTTGCAGAACCTGTTTGAACGGCTGTTTCTGTTATATCACCAGTAGCACCAAAAGGCAGATCTGTTACAGCTATACTTGCTCCTAATGTTGTATCGTATGTATAATAAGCATTAATACAAACACGTCTTTTTGAAAGAGCTGGAGCTACTGTATTTTCGTCTATATCTACAAATATTGTTTCAGCGGCGGTAGGACACGTAAAAGAATTTAAATAAACTTTAGCGTTTACTGTATTAGCTGGATCGCCAGCTATACCATTATCACTAAAAACAACTTTAGCTACTTCAGTATCAACATTACCACCTGTCCAAGTATTAGTAGGGCTTTCTGTTGCGCCACCTATTTTAAAATTAGTAGCAGATAAATTATATCCACTATGAACACCATTAGAGTCAACGTTAGTTATAGTTAAATCAACTTGTTGACTAGCAACAGTTGAACCAACAACTTGAGTTTGATCTACCGAATTTACATACCAATTTGCCATATCTTAATCTGCTGTAGCATCCCAAGCACTACCACTACCATCGTCACCAACATACGAAGTGGATGTATTGTTTGCTATTGTTATTGTTACACTACCTTGTGCTGGATCTGTAGCACTAACTGGGCTAGAGTGTGTAAACGTTGCTGTACCTAGTCCTTGTACAGAAAATTCTTTTTCATCTAAATTTGTAACTGTAGTAGTGTCTCCACATACACTACCAAACCATTTGCCTTCTTTTTCTTTAAATTCAACTACACCACCTGTTTGTTTGTTTGTTGTTATACTGTCAACATACCAACCTGTTTTAGCTGTTAAGTTAAAGTATTCATTATGTTTAACAGCTGTCGATGTTACTGTATTACCCGCTGCATCTGATATTGACGTTGTAGCTGGTACTGTTATCTTAGCTTGTGTTCCTTCGTAGTTAACAGTATTAAAGCTTTTAACCATAGTAGGTTTGTCATTAAACACTAGTGTTACATCTGAATCGTATTGTACTCCATAAAAATTATTACGTGTTGCGTTATCATGATGTATATATAATTGCCCTGCCTTAAAACTGTAAAAATCATTATTTAAACTAACACCATTTTCTGGATGAAAAGATTTAAACGAAGTCCAACCTTTAGATTTTTCACTATAACTTAAAGTTATAAAAGTAGGTATAACCTGTGTTTTTGAGTATCTTTGAGCTATAGTTAAATTATACTCGTGTTTTTTAGCATCGTAACTACCTATAACTTTATCTATATAAGTTTTTAAGTTATCAGAAAAATAATCTTTCATACCTAAATCTGATATAGGTGTTATAGCATTACCAGATAACATTAGCACCATACCTCTCATTTGATCAGTAAAGAAAACTTGATAAGGAGTTGCTGCGAAAGATTCTGGATTAGTTGATATTCCGTAGTTACCAGCATAAGGTGTAGCTGATCCTAAAACCTTAGAAGTTGCTGTTACGTTAGAGTTACCATCAGCGTTAAATAGAGCATCTTTATTAGACAATATATTTAAAACTTTATCTTCACAAAGCGTTATTAAGTTTGTGTTTCTAGCATGTAGTTTTTGTATACTACCATATACTGGATTTAAATCTTTTGTTATTTTTTCTGCTTGTATAAATTGATTTGTACTGTTTACGCCTGATTGTGAATTATAAATTCCAGACCAAATTAAACCATGTTTTCTTCTCTCTTCTTGTATAGGTTCATCTAAAGTAGTTGAAGCTTTAACGCCGTTGTCTACTTGTGAAGCGTTAAAATCATCTCTAACTCTATCAGATTCTACACCATTGCCAAAACAAAAACAGTTACTCCAGTCTAACACATGGTATCTACCATACATTTCTAAATTTCTAGGTGGATTAGCTGTTGAAGTAAGCGCGTTTGTAGATGAATCGCCAAATAGTTTTAAAGTGTCAACACCACCAGCTGAGGAAAAAGAGTCACCAGCGAATTTACCATCTAAAGAATAATTATTTCTTTTTGTAAAATATATTTCATCTTCTTTTGTAAATGAAACACCGCTAGCTAAATTAGGTTTAAATTTTATAGTGTTATCATTAGTCCATTCAGTTATTTCATATGTATCTGTTTTAGTTCCATCATTAGCTTTAAAGGTTGTTCCAAATGGTAAGTACTCTTCATTAGTTAAAGAATTTAAAACTAAAGGTATTTTACCACTAGCTTCATAATATATATCTAACTCTACAGATTCTTTAGGTTCTGTTTCCCAAACAGCAGGGTTTTCAGAAAAAGTATCTGAACCAGCTTCAACATCAGTGTAAGGTACTAATATTTTTATTGTATCGTAACCATTAAAATCATGCTGTAAAGCTGTCCTAACGTCACCAGAAGCTATACCATCGTTAGTACCTCTTGTTGGATCATAACCTGAAGGACCTGTTCCTATACCAGGCGAAACTTTTATTGTCCAACGTTGCCTTACATTAGCTTTTTCATATTGCTCTTTAATATTTTGATTACCTAAACCAGTGAAACCAGTAAAATAATTACGTATACCCCAAGCTCCATTTTTAGAAGGAATATCATTGTAAGGCGCTATACCATCTGGATGTTCTGTGTTGTAACCAAAACTTTCAACTGTATACACTGTTTCATCAGGATCTCTTTGAAATCTAAATTTACAACCAGGTACTACAAGTTTTTGTATAAAAGTGTTAGCTTCTTGATGCCTAACTTTACTAGTGGGTGCGTCTTCTAGTTTTTGCGGATAACCATCAGGATCTAAAGCGCCACCACTCCAACCATCACCCATGCCAACCCAAGCTATATCCATGTAAACATTATCAGGTCCCCATATACCTCTAGAAGGTTGACCTAAACATCTAAAAGTATCTGTGCTAGTAACATTAGCCGTTGTATTAGATGTTCTTTTTGTATTAGAAGGATCGTTGCCTTTTGCTCCAGTGGCATCATCGTAAGCCATAGAAGGTGGGTTACTAGAAGGATAAAAATTTTGATCAGAAGCGGTACCAGCCACCTCGTATTGACCTGTTGCGGTTTTTGCATCAAATGAAAAAGCACTTGAAGCATCTATAAAAAAGTTATTTTGTTTTCTTAGTAGTTCCCAAAAATCAGGTGCACCACCACCATGATTAAGATTTACTATAGGAGCAGATTCCATATCACTGGCTGTCAAACCCCATTTTTCATTATCATCTTTCCCCCATGTGTAAGCTGCATGATGCGATTTTTGAGTTGGATGTGATTTAGCATCAGGTGTAGCTGTACCTCCAAGAGCAGCTGATTTTTCTATAAAAGATCCCCAGCCTAAAGGTTGAGTATTATAAGCGTTATTTAAATAATATATTTTTTCGCTATCATCTACAACATAATCGTTAGCATCATCGCTATAAGATAAAATGTGCTTTTTAAGTACATCATCATTATATACTTTTACAAAAAATCTACCATCAAACTCTGGTCTATTTTCAGTTTCAAATTCATATAGTTCTAATGATAAATTTGAATTAATAGTACTAAAAGTTCCACCACTAGAAGTCAAGTCCATATCATCACCAAACTTTCCTTTTATTTTAAGTTTCACTTTATCTAATACGTCTCCACTTATATGACTAACTTCATATTCGTCAGATTTTTCAGCGCCTCTACGTATAACCATAACCATTTTATCTGGTTTGTTTATAATAATATCTTCACCAAATATAGTTTTAAACACACTACCTTCTACTGTTATAAAAGTATGGTCTGGTAAAGGAAAACCCTCTTGTGCATTACCAAACTTGTCGTTATTAGTGTTTAAAAGTAAACCTAAACTTTTCTTTTCTGTTTTTATATAATCTGGAGCTTCATTAGATATAGCTAATATTTTATATCTAGCTTTTTCTATAACAGAAACACTACTACCGTGCGCTTTTTTCAATATTAAAAATGTTCCATCATCTATTTTATTTCTTTCAGAAGAAGGAAAAGATAACCAAATATTTCCGTCAGCAGCATGATAAAATCTATCCATAGCTAAATTGTAATATTCTGGTGTTGGCTCTTTTATATACCAAGAAAAATATTTAGCCCAGCTAGGTATAAATGATCCTTGTTGTAACTGCGCTACTATTCTGTTTCTAGTATTTGATAATGTTTTTGGTAAAGTTATAGAAGCGTTTTTACTAGTTAACACTGGTGTCTCTCTACCATAATCGTCACTAAACACGACGCCTACTTGGTAAGTTCTTATAGATTTTACAGAAGCTACACCGTTGTTTGGGTTAACATTAGCTTTTGGATTTGATTGTAACCAAAGTTTTATAATTGGATCTTTTTGAATATTATAATTTTGTAGATAATTACCATAAACTAACCTGTTAGCTGTTACCTCTTGTGATAAAGCTAATCTAGGCACATTGTCGTAAGGCCTTAGCAGTTGATTAGAAGGTACAATGTTGTGAACCATATCTGTTGTTACATTGTATTCACCTCTACCTGTGTAGTTTTTTGTGTCTGGCCACATTGGATGCCCATCTGATGGTTTTATTGTTTTAACAACGTAAACAGTAGGGTTGTTTGTTTCTTTGTATAATAAATCAATTTCAACTACATCTTCTGGTAGTATACCTAGTTTAGGATAATATTGTTTTAACGTTAAGCTTTTTAAAGTGTTTGTCATACCTAAGTTGTAACCTTTTTTAGGTTGATAACCATAAGTACCTGGTAGAAAAGCTATTTCTGAAAATGGTGCAAAAGTAGAATATTCACCATCTTCATATTTATATCTATAAGAAAATCTAACAAACTTAAACTCAAATAAAGGATCTTGTGATTCTCTTCTTATATGAAATGTTTCGTTTGTTGTTGGTAGGTCTTGATCAATTGAAGTTATTCTTATTGTAAAACCATCTGTAAATAAAGCGTCACCAGTTGTTACTTTAGATTTAACAACAACGGCTCTAACTTGTGATACACTGGTACTTCCAGAAACTGGAAAATTACTAGCTTGATAAGGTGTCATATCATCATCACTAACAAAATACAATATATCTCCTACTCTATAGTCAACAGCAACATCAAATGTTATATCAACTTCATCTCCGCTTTCATATAAAACAGAAACACTATTAACTGTTTGAGCGAAATTTAAAGATGATATAGTTGTAAAAGAAGGATTAACATTACCACTAGAATCTAATCTGTCAGCTACGTCTCTAGCCATTTTTAGTTCTAAAGGTTGTGTTGGAGCTTTCCTAATAACAGTAACATGACTTTCTTTTACATAAACGGCTTGTGTTTCATCTGGAGTTCTAGCTACTTGTAAGTTACCATCATTGTCTGGATCTGTAACTAATCTAGTATGAAAATAAGGAGTATCTCCATCAAAAACAGCATCAGTAGGTGTACCTAAAGATTTACCTAAAATTCCACCACCAACTAAATATTCAACACCACCTGTTCCAGCTTTAGATCTTTTTATATTTATTTTTTTAGGCTCAGTCGCGTTATCTGTCCAAAATAACATGTCATCTAACACATTTATACCCGTTATTAAGTTATTGTAATAAAAATTTAAAACTCTAGGCGCTTTAAATGTTACTGTGTCGTTAACAGCAGCTCCAGTTGTAGGTTTAAAACTTTCACCATCTTTTTGTAATATCAATTTAAATGCCGTGTTAGTAGCATCATATTGTATATCTGAAACTGTTATTCCATCAGCTTCTGTATAAGAAGTGCTACCTAAAGTACCTTGCACAGTCATACCTATTCTTACTCCTGTTTTGTTAATAGTAGCAGAACCTAAATTTGGTATATAAATAAAATCTTGGAATTGATTAGAAACAACAGAAACTTGTTCTTTTACTTGATATATATCTACAAAAACATATTTTAAAGTTTTTGCTACTGAATCGTATTCTAGTATATAATCTTTTTGAATATCTAACTCATCAGGTTTACCATTTGAAACTGTAGTGTTAGAACTAACATCTAAGCCAGCCGCAACCATATAGTAAATTTTATCTTTATCTGGTAAAGCTACAGAACCAACACAAGCAGCTGTAGTTGGTACACCATAAAAAGCGTTAGCTGATGTAGAGTTAGGGCTGTCATAAGTAGACGCCATAGTATTTTTAACTGTATTACCCAACAAAGTCTGTAATGATCCTACGTTAGAACCATCAGACGTTGCTATTTGTACATTTAATGCATCTCTATACTGCCCTGGTGGAATTAACCTCTCATCGAGGTCTTTGTTCATCTTGGCAGCTGAAAAATTACGTTTCAACTCTGGCATATTTTAATGTTTTATATGTTTAGAAGAACCTCTAAATACTTGTACTATTTCTTCTAATTTAATATTTGATAATCTTAATTTTGCTTTTCTTGTTTCGGCATATCTTTGTTTTTTAATTTCTGCTAATAAACCACCTGGTGTATCTTTTCTAGCTAACAAAACGCCGTATAGTATATGTTTATATATAGCTTCTTCAGCTAACTTAGGAACAAGTGTATTTTCTAAGTCTAAAGTGTTTTTACCACTACTAGTAACTAATCCATCACTTATATATCTTAATATTAAAGTTTCTCCATTTAAAGTAGAACTAAAATGAAACTTACCAGCATCTTCGTCTATATAAAAAGAACCATTTACTTGAGCGTGTTGTGGATCTATTCCGTATCTTTCACCTTTAAATCTCCAATAGTAATCATCTTCGTAATCTTCATCTCTATAATCTGTAGGAGTATGTGTTCTGTAATTACCCCACGTAGTTGAATCTTCGTCTGATGTTACATCTGTATTAGCACCACCTGTTGTAAAACCTCCCCAAGTTTCTACTGATTCAGTAATATCTCTAGGGTTAGAAGTTTTATTTGTTGGGTAAATTATATGTTCTATACCTGCGGTATCACTCCAAGACAACTTTATATAATTAACATAATCGTTAGGCATAACCATAACTAATGTAGAAGGAACAGTTATTTCCCAGTCTTTAACAGATCTTAATGTATCATAACTTAATTCTTGCATAGCTCTAGTAGCATGAAAAGCCACATCACTATTTATAACTTTATCACATATTTTACCTTCGCCTACATAAGTAGCCATAAAAGCATTTATAACGTCTTGTAAACTTAAAAATCTATAACTACCGTGATCACCACCTGTAGCGTAATATGCTTGCTCGTCTGTTTTTAATATTGCCATTTATTTATTGTTTTTGTGATTGTATTTCAGCCGCATCTTTTTGTGCTGCTATTTGTACTAATCCAGGTTTATTCATAACTATACCAGCTAATTCTAATATTTTCATAACTAAAGTATCTTCTTCTGATTCATGTAACGTAAAGTTTGTTGCACCGTTACTGTTATATAAAGCTTTTTCGTTTACCACAACGTAAGCCCACTCAGCTGCAGCAGGTTTTGTTATAACTTCACAAGTTACACCACCACCGGCAAGAGTCGTAGGAGTGTAAACTTCTATATCTACACTAGCCGTAGTTGGATTATCTGTATAAATAGGCTCAGTGCCAGCATGTCTAGGTGAAGCCAACATTCTTTTTATTTCATTTCTATCAACTTTTCTACACTCAAACCCATTATAAAATATTTTACCTATTTGGTAATGTGTTGGAAAAGTATTACCATTAGTTAAAGCCGATATTGTTGTAAAGGGTGCTAGTTTTCTAGATAATAGTTGATCTATATCTGTTTCAGAAGTAACAGGGTCAGTGTTTGGTTCCATCCTATTTCTAAAGTTTTTATCAAAGAAATAAGATTCAAATATTTGCATTTGAGCTTGGTTAGCTAACAAGTTGTATTCTTGTGGTGTTATATAACCTTTTTGTTCTTTATTAGCTATAGCTAAAACTCTTTGATATACTGTATCTACACTTACTGCCATAATTTTTTTTAATTTATAGTAAAGTAACCACCCTAAAGTGGCTACCCAACTATAGTGTGATTAATTAGTTTAATCTTTTTTCAATGTTTTGATAAATTTCCATACCTTCATCAGTTTTAAACCAAGCGGCTAAAGCTGAATATGGATGCTCATCAAAAGGAACTGTCATAAGTTTTCTATCATTAGATCCCCATTTAAAGTACCTTTGATCTGGAGATAGTTTTAATATACCCATCTCTGTAGCTTTGATACCAGCGTTTCTAAGTAAAACGTTTTCATCTTTAACTAAATCTAAGAACAATCTAGGATTTCTCTTAGCATATAGTAGTAAATCACGTTTAAGTTCCTTAGAACTCATCTCTGATACCTTAGAACCAACCTCTACTCTCATGATAGCTTCAGCCATATCTATTTCTAAATTATTAGCCGTGCTTAGTGCTTCTATTTCTAATTCTAAAATATCTATTTCACTAGCAGCTATTTCACCAGGTTTATGTTCTTCAAATAATTTATCTCTATGCGGGTGATATAATGATAAAAGTTTTTGTAAAACTGTTTTATTTTTAGGTACAAATAAAGTTCCATTTTGAAATATAATATGCTCTAATCTTTGTTCTCCTTTCATTTCATCAACAAAACAAGTTCTTTGATTTTTAGTATATTTTAATTCTCTTTCGTATCCTAGTTTTTCATCAAAGTAATAAATATTACTACCTCTTATTAAATACGTTAATGGTGCTTTACCATGTTTTAAAAGATACATCCTGTCTTTTATCTCCCAGTCTTGTTCTGAGTTAGATAATTTAGGTTGTTCTTTTTTTGGTTGTGGTTTTGGTTCTGGTTTAACAGCCTCAACCACTGGTTGTTCAACAACAACATCTTCTACTTGAGGTTCTTCTACCTCAATTTTTTTTGTTTTCTTTGTCATAATATAAAATAATATAAAATTAATAAAAATAGAAAGAGGGCGGAGAACGTTTGCGTATGCCGCCCTTTTTCTAAGTTAAAATGTTATTAGTTCAATAACATAAAGTTGTTAGCACCTTGAGTAACTAAACATCTTTCTGATAGATAGTGTACTTCCATCGTATCTTTTCCAGATGTCATAGCACCTACAGAACCTGTAACCCAAGTCTTCATTTTTCTAGACTCAGTTTCAGACGCTCTAAATCTAACATGTAAGAAAGGTCTCTTCATGTTTTTACCTAACATTTCATCATAAACTGAAGATACACCAGCAGGAACAATAACACCTCTAATTGCATTAACTGTGTCATTTAAACCTCCTCTAGTACCTTTGTCGTTTAAGTATTTAAAGTCAGATTTATAGAAGTCGTAAGAACCACGTCTAAATCCAGAAAACCCTAAGTTAAGTGCCATATCTTCAGAGTTATCAAATACTCCAAAAGAAGTACCACCAGCTCCATAAGAATTCATATGAGCCAACATGTCATCAATAGCTAACGAAGTAGTTCTATCAACAAACATCATGTTTTCTTCTATTGCACCATTTTGATCAAATACCGCTAAAGCAGCATCAAACTCTGCTAAATCAGTAGCAGGGTTAGTACCTGTTATACCAGTAGACTGATGTCCTCTAGCAACGATAGCAGCAAATAAACCTTGAGTACCATCGTTATTAGCACCTCCGTCAGTACCACCAATAGCACCTGCACCAGCTATAGAAAGCTCTGCTTCAAGCATAGTCATTTCTAAATAGTCAGTAAATCTTGCTCTAGTATCACCTTCAGCTTTTAAATACCATAAGTATCCATTTTGTCCAGCTTCACCAGAAACTTCAACCCAACCTATTGCAGACGCATCAGATCCAGATACTTCGTAGTAATCTTTCATTATAAGATGCTTGTTTGAATAAGATTTGAATTGAGGTGTATTAGCAGATGATCTAGCAGCAGTTCCTTTTTCAAATTCAGAACCAACAACTAATACTCTAATTAATTGAGCAGTTGTAGCTGTAGAACCTAAAGCTGTAGCCATGTTTGCAGCAGTATAAGAAAGAACTCTGATTTGGTCATCATTATCACCATCAGGATCTATACCAGAAACATAACCTTTAGCTGTAGCACCATCTAAAGTCATGATAACTATATCACCAACTCTAATACCGTGATTAGCACCAACCGCATTACCGTCAATATCATTAACGATAGTATAGTCAGTATTGTTGTCGTCATAAGTAGCTGTATAACATAGGTGTAATCTACCTTGTTCAGACCAAACTACTCTATCAGCAGCAGAAGCTTCTTCAGCACCTACTTGAGCTAAGAAGCCAGAAATTGTTCTTTTACCATAGATCTCTGCTTCTTTTTCCATAAGATCTGGTAAGTATTGTTGCTCCCATCCAGTTGAACCTCCTGCGAAGTCAATATAGTTAGAAGACAACGTCTGTTTACGTGGAGCCGCATCTGGTCCACTTGCACTTGAAATTGCCATAATTTTTTAATTTTTAAAGTTAATTCTTCTTTTTAATTTTAAACTTGAAATCGTTAGAATCTTCGCCTAGAACTTTAAACTTTAAACCACCAGTTTCAACCTCTGTGTGAGCTTGTCTTGGATTTAAGTTTATATTTTTGCCCTTAGCAACTACATCTTTCATCGCGTCAGCTTTGCCTTGCTCGTAAAAATGTTGTGCTATAGCATCAGCGTTCATAGCTGTGAACAAACTTTTATGGTAACCATCAGCGTCTTTTAATACTTTTTTATCATCTAAAAACTTTTTAGTTAAATTATTAATATCGCTTTGTGTTTCCTTTACTTTACTAGCGTCTTTAACGTTAAATCTAAATTTTTTATCGCCAACTTTATATTCAAAGCCTTTGAATTTATCTGTAAAAACTTCATTAGTTTTTTTAGTAAAACTAGATTGTTGTTGTTTAGCTAGTTTGTTAGCCTGTTCTGACTCCTTGTTGTATCTATTAAAGAAGTCAACAGCTTTTTGTTGTTCAGGCGTAAGCTTTGAACCAGCTTTGATTTCTTCATAGTATTTAGACTTTTGCCCGTCTAAGTAGGCCCTAGCGCTGGCAACTTGCTCTTTTAACGCTAGTTTTTTTCTTTTAATAGTTCTTTCCTCATCTGTTTCTTCATCATACTTAAACTCATCATTCATTAAAAAGTTTATTTCTTCTGCATTTAAGTGAGGTCTTGTGTTTTTGTAGTATTCATATAAAACATCTTGATCGTCTAATTTATTAACGTCTCTATTTAGTTTTACATAGTCTTCTAGATCACCACCAGTTTCTTCCATAAAAGTCATTAGCTTTTCTATGTTTTCTGGTAAAGGTTTTCCAGTTGCTTCAGCTTCTTCTACAGCTTTAACAACTTCTTCTTTAGTTTGCTCTATTTCTTTTTGCTCTTCTTCTGTTACTTCCTCAACAACGGGTGTGGCTTCATCTTGAACGGTAGTTTGTTCCTGTGGTACTTCTTCAACCACTTCTTCAACAACTTGGGCTTGTTGATCGCTAACCACGTCTGTTGTTTCTTGCTTTCTATCGGCATCTTCTTCTGGTTTTTTAGTTAAATCTAGTTTGACAATATCGTCTTGTTGTGAAAATTTTTTTATTTTAGGTTTTTTCTTAACCTTAAGTTTTTCAACCTTATCATCTATTTTAGGTTGCTCTACTTGCGCAGTTGACTCAACTACGTCTTTACTTTTGTTTTCTGCCATAATAAAATATTATATAATTAATTACCAATTTGCGGGTCAAAACTATCTAACCCTAATCCGCCTCCTAGTATATCATTACCTGAAGACTCGAACCTTTTAGGTGGTTTACCTGTTTTTCTTTGCTCTATAAGTTCACTTTGTTGTGAAGCTTGTATTTTTGTTCTTTCGTCTTTTCTATCTTCTTTATCAGTTTCTAATTGTTTTTTTAAAGCTTCATCAGATTCTCTCATTTTCATATTAAGATCAAACTCATGATTCATTAAATCTTTTTTAAGCATTACTTCTTGTTGCAATGCTTGCATTCTCATTTCAGATTTTTTAGTTTCAATGTTTAATTCTGCTTCTGCTTTTGCTTGATTTTTTTGTATCTCTGCTTGAGCTGCTGCTTGTTGTGTTTGAGCGTTTGCATCTGCTTGAGCTTTTATATTTTGTTGTTGTATAGCTTGATCTCTTTCTTGCTTTTTCTTTCTTTTTATTTTTAATAATTGATTAGCTAACTTAACATTTCTAACTTCTCTAATATCAATAGCGTCGTCTAAGTCAATCAACTGTTGTGATAAAGCTGTTTGTATATTGTTTTCTAACATTTGTTTTTCTTCTTCGTCTGGCTCTAACTCTATAAATATACCAAAGTCATATAAATGTAACTCTGTCATTTCTTTTAATGTAGCTACATTATGAGCGCCTATAGCTTGTACAAAAGCATCAGCTGTTGGAGAATATTCTAATATATCAGATATTCTAAGCGAAAGTGCCTCTGCAACTTCTGCTGTTAAGAACATAGAAGAATTTAATATGTGTCTAGTTGCTACGTTTGAATTAGCCGCCGCTAACTTCTGTAATCCAACTAAAGAATTTTTATCTGGCAATGTACCATCTCTAGCTTCATTTAAACCAGTTACGTCTCTTATCATTTGTAAATAATAATTATACGTAGTTATTAAACTTTGTATTTTATTACCACCACTACCATTTTGTATTTGTTGTATAGGTACTTTACCTGGATTAGGATCTCCTTCTTGAGTTAAAGACCTACCTAAAACAGAACCAGTTTGAAAGAACATGTTTAAAGCTTCTTGTGGATTATAATTTGTGCCATTACCTAAATCTATTTCGGCTAAACCATCAGCGTCTAAATAAACACCGTCTGGCACCATACGCGACATAACTTGTTGTAGCTTTAAATGTGTTAATTGAATCATGTCAGCAAAGCCTGTTATTCTGCTAACCAAAGACTCTATTCTACCATTATACATTCTAGGCGCAACTAAAGCGTAATTCATTTTTACTTTATTGTAATCACTTTTAGTACGCATCATATTATCAGCTTTTTTCCACTGTAATAATTTATTTGTACCTAAAATTAAAACACCTTCAAAAACACACTCTACTGATCTTTGTAATTTAGAATAACCACCTTCTTTGCTTTCAGGTGGATTAAAGCTGTCATCTTTTTGTATTATTTTTTCAGCACCACTAGAAACTTCTTTTAATTTATAAACATCATTAGTGTAAGTTTTATAATTAAAATATAAAAGTTGTATTTTGTTTTTATCTCCAGCGTTTTTATAATTGTGTTTATTAGCTACATGATAATTACCTGTTTTTTGTATTTCTTCTAAATCTTCATTAGTTAAATTAGGAAATTGTTTTACCAGTTCGTTTATAGGTATAGTTTTAACTTCACCTATATAATATAAATCATCAAAGTAAGGAGACTCAGTATAAGAATAAACAATATTAACAGGATCAACGTAATCTACAGTTACTCCTTCGCTAAAATCAAAACGTGTTTTTACGCAAGCTATACCTAATACAGTTAAATCATAAAGTAATCTTCTTCTTGTTAAATCATATTTGTTTCCTTGTAGTAATACATCTATAGCTTGTTCTTCTGCTAACTCAACTGCTTGCTTATAATTTAGTTGCATGTGCAACGCTAATTCTTCCTCTGTATCTGGTAATATTTCTTTATCATTTTCATACAAGTTCATGTTAAATCTATCTGCCGCAAAATCATTAAACTCTTTTGATTTCATGTCTCTTAATATAGACTCCATGTATTCTGTTCTTTTGCTTACGCCATATTGATCTTGAGAGTAAGCTTTAACGTTGAACATTCTTTCAGACATACCGTTTACTACTATATCAACAAATTTAGAAACTATAGGAACTGGCTTCCAGTCTAAGTTTAAATAAGATAAATCACCATTAATAGATAACTCATCTTTATATTTTTGTACAGGTTGCTCGCCTCTAGCGTATAATCTTAAGTTGTGAAATTTAGAGTTTGTATCTATGTATTTACTTACTTGTGTTCCTCTAAACCACTCTTGCTCTATAGCTTTAGCAACTTTAAGTCCATACTCTGGACTCATTTTTTCCAAGTCACTAACAACTTGAGAAGGAAAATTAACATAAACCGAATCAGCCATATTTTATTTTTTAATTAATCTGGATGTAAATCCTTTATTATTGTATCTAGCGATATTTAAATTTAATTTTTGTTTTTGCACATTAGGGTTTGGTTTGTATAAATGTCTATTGCAAGCCATAATAGCTAAACCAGAACTTATAGTTGCATCAAATTTAGTTCTTTTGTTTATATCAAACCTACTCCAATCGTTAAGCGTTTTGTTAAAGTACATACTACCATAAGCATCGTTATTTAAAACACCTACATGATTTTGTATATACATTTCAATAGCCGCCGCGTGAGCTTGTTTAATATCTTCACTTGAGTTTGGCATACCACCTATTTCTTTTTCAGCTGTAGATAATTTATTCCAAACTTTATCTGGTCTGTTCATACTAAAACCTCTATAACCTCTTCTTCTTAAATAATATAATAATCGAGGTTTATTGTTCTCTGCTAATATTGGCATACCATAAAAAACTAAAGCCATTAACACATCTTCAAAAAACATTTCAGCTGTTTGTGGTCTAGCTACGTATTCTAAGAAAAAGTGATTAGCAGGAGCATCTTCCATAGAAAACTTAGTTAAACCGTGTAAAGCTCCTTTAGAACCTTTGCCGTCAACAGTTCCTGATATATCATAACTATCACAGCCAAAAGCGCCCATGTGTTCGTTACCTGGATATTTAATACCGTTTTTTATTATTATATTATTTTGTAAGTTGGTAGAAGGTACCCAGCTAATATTAAATCTACCATTAGGATCTGGATAAAACACAACTTGTGTATCTTTAACTCCATTAACCCACTGAAAACTTCCTACATTAGTACTAGCATTATGCCTACTACTACCGTTGTAATCTATTTGTTCGTATATTTTTACTAAATTAAATATACTATTTTTTGTTTCATCTCTAAACGCATGCTCTTCAGTTCTTGGAAATTGTCTGTAAAACTCGTTTAAAGCGTCTTGATCTCCTTTTAAACCTTCAGCTTCATTGTCCCAGTGTTCTATTATACCAATATCTATTAATTCCCCGTCGGGTCCGAGAACATCATGATCTGGGCTGTCAAAGACAGGAATTCCGTATTCGTCAATAAATCCTTCATAGTTCCACTCCATTGGGATAAACAAAGAGTATAAACCAGTTTTAGTCTGTCCATTTCTATTTCTTTTCGTAACGTCCGAGTCATTGTAAAGTTTTTTAAAATTATCACCTCCTTTATCAAGAGCGTTGCTGGTTGAGCCCATCATACATTTACCAATAATTCTACTACCTAATCGTAAACATGTTTTTGTAACTCGCCAGTTGTTTAATATATTATCTGGTCTTTCCCACTTACCACTTTCATCATGTACTAATAAAGAAAGTTTTTCACCATCATAACTATTATCTCCTGTATTCTTCCAATCAATAGTTGTATCTAAACCTTCTAGTTCTTCAAGTTTTTCACCACTTGTTATTTTCTTTCGTGTAAATTTACTAGCTGGCACCCTATAAGCTAACTCTGTTTTAGGTCTATCCATACCATCTTGTATCGGTTTAAAGAAAAAAGGATAGTTAATACTAATTGGTACAACTTTATCTGTAAACATTTTTTTAGCATCAGCACCAGTTTTAGAAAGTATCCCATATCTACTATCACTTGA